GAATCTCCCCCCCTGTCATTACAGATCCGTCCAGTCGGAAATATCGTTGGCAAGAACATTGCGGAATACACAATCTGACGTGTAGAATCCTTGAAAGCAAGTTATTATAGAAAATTCCGTATTGAATTTAACCGCAAGATATAACTGCCCTTCATAAGTACAATGTCCCAATTTGAAGTTTACAGGACCATCGGCACTTGCTCCCATTACATTCATATCATTAACAAGGTATGAAGAGGAACGGAACAGCATTATATCGGCTTTTACCATCATAGGCATGTAGCCCGTTCCGGCTCTTAACACATATAGGCTACCAAAGGCTCCGGCTGCATCCATTTTATCAGTCAGTCCGGAAATGGGGACGATCAAAAGAATCCTGCTTCCTGCCCCTGAAGTAGTACTATACCTTAATTGTGTATATCGTAATTTGTCCGTTCCCGATGCCATAGCGATATACTCAGTCTTCGGCAAACGGTCTATAGGCATTTGCGCCAAGCTTTGACCGGATGTCAACCCAATAAGTGATGCCGGATTGCCGGTTGCCACTTCTGATAACTTTACTTTCTCTATCATTCTTGTACTTTTGAGGGTCAAAGGATATGACGGAAATAAGCAATAAACAGCAATGAGCACAATAAAAGTAAAAGTTACTGAGCAATTTATATCGAGAACGAGTAAGGAAGGCAGGGGAATAACCCCTGCTAATAATTAGTTATCTGCATGACATTTATATATGCTTCTGTACTTCTCCCATTTTTTACATATACATTGCCATTTGACGTTTTTTTATTCAATATGATTTTGCCTCCAGCGGTAAAATCAGTTGAAATGCTATTTCCATCGCTCAACAGTATATTGGATGATACTCCGGCACCCACCATGATTAGAGCTGCCGCACCAGAATCGCTATTTCTTACCAGATATGCCCCATAATAAGCAGTACCCAAATCATATTCCTCCCCCGGTTGTAATGTCAGTCTCCAGGTAGGGAACATCTCATTCCTGATATTCTTTATATTGAGCTGCCTTGTGATGGCATTTATCACGTTTGTGTCTGTTATCAGAACCTTCTCTATCATATCCCTTGTACTTTTGAGGGTCGTCATTTTCGGATAAAAACGACAACCGGTTTAACATTTTGTTTTTATTCTCGTTTTGTTTAATATTTTGCTAATTAATTGGGTCTTCGTAAGTACGTTCTTCCAATTCCGCATAAGAATAGGCTACGTCCGTTCCTTTAGTTAGAATCCATATTGCACCTAATGACATGAACTCATATACTCCGCTTTTTGATATAGCGATCTTATTGCAATAATGATATTCATTATTTTCAAATGTAAGTTCATTAAATCCATCTGTTGTTACAACTGAAGTATAACCATAAGTGCTTCCCATTGCTGCATTATATATTGTCAACGAGATTTTCATCCCATTATATTGGACAGCCTCTGGAAGCATATACATACTCTGGGAAATTCGGTTTGGACGGCCATTCCGAAATTCAGAGCCAAAAGCCGGATTCAAAAAGAAATACCCCTCGTTTGCACGGAAATCATGCATCCGAACAAATGATGCATTGGCAATAATTGTCCCCTCAACTTCAACATTACGTCCCTTGAAGCTCCCAGTCAGAAAATCAAGGAGTAAGTTTGGTCGAAACTTGTTTGCCGGATTCATCGGGTCATTGTAATTAAAATCTTTATATCCGCCTACCGTTTCTACAGCAGAGCCATCGGCTTTTATTCCGTATTGCGAAAACATATACTGCCCATAGAACACCGCACTTGCCAGCTTGGCGAAATTCGCCATCAGTACCTCGATAAAGGCATACTGTATCTTGTCCATCACTACCCATGTCGCCTTACTGCCGTTTGCCGCATAGTCTGTCTTGGGGTTGACACCCTTAAATGTGCCCTCCTTAGCCAACACGTAGTATTGACCTTCACACAGTACCATCGGTGTCGATAGAGCCGTACGGGTGTAGCCTGTGGATGCGGAATATTCTCCAGCCGGATAGACCAGCGGACCGATCGGTCCCTGCTGGAGATACTTCACTTCTCCCGTCTTGCTTGCCAACGCTTTCTTTGCCATATCATGCTGCCGTTGAGATTGTCCATGAAACATTGCCGCCTGCCTGCTGGCACATAGCTTCAGTGCAGGTACCGCTTGCCGCAGCCACATTCGCCGTAGCCGGATTGAGAATGACCCCTGCCGAATCCATAAAGACAAAATAGAACAGCATATTCTTTGCCTTCGTGGTCTGTCCCCGCTTGACAAGGATAGGCGTATAAGTCACCGAACCTCCGGAACCGGAAACAATCGTCTCATCCTCGGGATTGGGATTAGTTATGATGTCGTAGGGGTCTGACAAGTCCATCACCGTCTGCGTGTCAAGGCCTATCAGATTGCCGCCCTGCGACACCTCCACCTTAAAGATGCCCGTAGTGTCAACCAGGCTGTCCGTAACGGTCAGACTCTTGCCGGTCTGGTCGACGAGTGTCTGCCAGGCACCGTTAACCATCCTGGACCACTTGTAGGTTAGTCCGGAGGTGATCTCTGACGCTCCACGTCTCGCCATTGCCGTGAGAACGACACTGCCTCCCTTCTCACGGATGGCAAAGTATTTGTCATCTCCGGAAACGATGGTCACCACGTTCTGGTTGCCCACACCCTTGGTGATAGGGATGCTGTAAACGAACTGCACCTCATCCGACACGTTGCCCACGGTCACCGTAGCCACCGCCTTGACGCTGCAGCTCGCACCGGACGACGCCTTCACCAGGTTCTTCACGATCTGAAGCCCGTAATAGTTCGTAGTGCCCGCCTTGTAGGGGATGTACTTGAAATGCCCCGTCTCGCCGCCGAACGTGTTCGTGGAAACGTTGGATGTGAAGCTTATCAACACGTCATTGAAATACCACCTGATGGAAGAGGGCACCACAACCCCCTCAGCCACCCGTGAGGAGGTGAGAAGGAAGGAGAGCGTCGGCTTCATCGTGGTGAAGTCGGGGGCTATGTTTGTCGGAGCACCCGATTCACCATCATACTCTTGATAGAGGTCGCCTTTGTCGCACATAATCGCTGGCATGTAAACGCCAGACTTTTGCGAAAAGATTACCTGCCCGACCTTACTCGCTACGCTCATCGGTCACCTCCTCCCCGTCTTTATCCATGAAACCCTCCGGAGTGGCGACCTCCACCGGATCTTCCACGCCGTCTATCTCACCCTTGGCCTGCTGCGGGGAAAGGCACACGCCCCCGACTACTGCCGCCCGGTCGAATACCGTATCGCCGGGAAAGCCTGCCACATCGGCCTGCCATAACAGCACATTGCCGTCGGCAGTGCTGTTGCGGATTCCCGCCACTCCCAGCTTGTCCGCAACCTCTCTCGTCACTTTGATATAAAATGCCATACTGCTATCGATTAATGGTTAAACATCCCTTTTCCTTGCCACTATAAACTTACCGCTGTCATCCGTCACGTACTTGCCGTCAGATGTCACCACCGCCGCATACGGGCCCTTGTCAATCACCTTCAGCTGTAGCATCATGCCGTCGGTGCATGGGATGGAGGGCGAGTACCCGGCAGCGGCCAGCACGTATGAGGAGGCGCCGGCCGCCTTCGTGTACCATTCGCACTCAAGGATGGCCTGGGGATTGGGGACAATCCCTGCCGTATCACGGATGACCGGTTTCGGGTATATCATCTTGGTTCCGTCGGCCACCTGCTGCGGAAATCCCTCCCAGTCAATCTCGATGCTGGGAATACGCCTGCGGATGGTGGTGGAGACATAGTCTATGTCACTGTCCGGCTTGGATGAAGGAGCACCGTCCTTCGAGTACGATGCTTTCACGACGTAGGTCTGTTCGTGGCCGATATAGTCCCGGTCTATGGTAAGCACGTTCTTTGTCAGTGATACGAACTCCCAGTCATTGTCGCCGTTACCGTCGGTAATCTGCTCCAGTGCGCCCGTATTCAGCTTCCGATAGAAGAAGAACTTGCACTTGTTGGTTGCTGTGACATCTACATCACCGACAAGCAGTCTGGCGGTGATGGCCTGCCTGGCAATGTCCCGACACGGGTTCCAATCAAGTGCCGACGGAGAGTCGACCATCAGCTTAGGCTGCGCCTCGCTGCCGTCAACGGCGCGGACAAGACGGCTGAAACGGTAGACATGCGTCTGTCCGGTACGCTTCGCATCGACATACTCGGCGTAGAACTCCAGTGTTACCGGACTGCCGGGAACGGCGTTCTTTTTCACTTGTATCTTACCCTTCTCGGCTCCGGTCTCGGTAATGACATAGCTCTTGTTGGCAGATGTAATCAATGTCCGTACACCGTTCAAGCGCTCGTACCACTTCATGTTGACCAATGACGCGTTGACCGCACCCACCTTGACCACCGCATCCGGGTCGGTGGCATTGCACCGGGGGAACAGCGTCAGGGGGGTAAGCGTGTAGTCCGGAGTGTACTCGGCCTTGTCAGCCTGGTACACCTGCACGTCCGGCACGCTGCCGACAACCTCTATCCCGCCGCTGGTCTGGAGAGGGCGGTAGTTGACCTCTATCTTCTTCTGTATAGTCTGCATAATTAGAAAGTTATATAATTCATTGTCTCATAATTGTTCTGCCCGTCACGCAGCAATACCCGTGCGATGAACTTGCACCCGGTCATGTTCATATAGTCGGGGCCGAGGTCGTTGACCGTCAGCGGCAGTGACTTGCCGGTTTCCGCGTGTGCGACCGCCCAGGCGTTGTCCTCGGTGACGTTGCCCGTGTCGCGCGTCCACTCCACATCACTGTCAAGGATATGCGTCGTCACATCACGGTTGTACAGCTCACCGGTAATGGTGAGGGTGGTCGCAAAACGCTCCGCATCGAAGTACCAGCCGTTGCTGCTCTCAATGTCGATGCTGAAATCCGGATTGCCCTCGACCATTGCCCAGCCCGCTGCTCCGTACTTCGGTTCGTCGGTAGTGTCGGAAACAAGACACATCCACTTGCATCCGTAGTGCCACACGGTATCGTACATCATCACACGTACGGTCTCGGTCTGTGCCTCGCGGTCGGCTTGGTAGGGTTCTGCTCCCGTGGCGGTCTCCATGCTCCACTCGCCGCGGTCGTTGGCGATGCGGGGCAATACGCCTTGGAAGTCGATGCGGTGGATGTCCTGCGCTACCAATCCCCGAACGTAGATATAAGAGTGCAGGTAGTTGATGGGCAGGTTGTCGAACAGAGACAGATGCTTCAGCCTGCCGACGATCACCGAATAGTTGCTTTCCTCAAGGATGGGTTTTGTGACCCCGTTAAGCATGCAGATACAATGCTCACGGGATGACAGATACCAATAACCCTGCCGTTCAGTATCAACCGGGTTGCCACGGTGTGATAATATCATCAACGGCTCAGGAGGATAATTCTTGCCACCCGGCACCTCGCTATCAGGGTACATCACAGCGTTGATCGTATTGGCTGAGATGTCAACATGCAAGACACGTAGCCAGGAGGTATAATACTTGCCGCCACCTGATGCAAGGTCATTGACAACACCATATACAACATCGTTTTCTGCCAGTGCAGTAAAGTCGTTATCCCACCGTTTCTTCATCTTCAGGCTGTATGTGCCGTCTTCAAGCTGCGATACACTTTCGATGGTACCAGACTCGGAGAAGGAATAGTCGCTCTCCATGGCGGAGAGACGGTTGAAGATAAGCTCAAGGACGGTAAGGCTGTCGCGGACCTCGAGGCGGGACAGCTGCATACGGCCGTCAGGGAATATTCCGGCACCCTTGCCCGCGACCATCGAGTCGATAAACTCGCCGAACTTCAACAGAAAATTTGTGCCGTCAGCTCGATCTTTCCTCAGAAAAATCTTCTCCAATTCTTCAGGGGAGTATTTGGATAACAGATTCAAGATTCCGACCAGCGTGCGGCCTACCCGTTCTGCCGTATTTTCATTCTCTTGGGTAGCGTACCGTACCTGTAGTGCAAGTTCCTTGAGTATGTCAATCGTATCTGCCATATTATGAAACAAATGCCTTCCGGCAGTTCAAAGCTTTATAAGGTTCGGACAGACTAACAGCCGCAATCACGCCATAAAGCTGGTTATCATTGTTCACCACATAATCCGCTTCTACATCTTCCAAGGAAAAAGCGAGCCACAGCCTTTTCATCCTTTTGTCTTCCAAAATTTGGTTGAGAAACTCATCAAGAATGCGCTCGCACTTGTCAAGGGCAGCCTCTATCTGCTCATAGTCGGAGGTGTCGGACACATGTTCCACAATGAAGAGCAGGTAATCGCGGTCTTTTCGGTATGCACCCGGATTACCACCGTAACTGAATCCTGAGCCACGGTCCACAATCACTGCCGGATAGTGGAGTACGCTGTCCAGTGCTGTATGCTTCTCCCGTTCTGATGAGAGGAAGTGTACTTCATCATTCTCCTTGTGTCGTATATCGACATGCCTTTCAGCCAGCTTCTCTATGTATTCCGAAAAAGTCATTTCTTCTGTTTTTGAGCGTCACGGATTCTTTTATTCAATATACGGAATGCCGTTGCCACCGGCATCGCCTGGTATTTCTCCATCACCGCCACATCGTCACCGACAAAGGCATCGAAGATGTCGAGCCAGTTGACAGACGGTGCTGTTGGTTTTTTCCGCTTCTCCTCCGGTTCTGGTTCATCATCCAACGGAAAGAGGAAAGGAAAGGCCTTTGAAAGCCACCTCTTGACAAAAACGTAGTTCAGGAATACGGCATACTTGACGTGTCTGTCAATCCTTGCCACCTTTGCTGTCCGTTTTTGCAGTATCAGCGGTTTCTGCCTGCTAAATAAGCCGTTTTTCCCACCCGACGGTAGGACAATATATTCGTTGTCCTTCAAATAGAGCATTGATACGAAAGTGTCCAGCGAGGCATCCTTGCCGTCACGGACATATCGGTTGAAAGCCGTGTCCACGTGCATGAAGTGCTCGAAACACATCCCCTTCAGGCGTTCGCCCGGTGCTTTCAGCCCGGAGACGGCAGGAAGGATAAAGCGGTCCATCCGGACACGGCAGTCGCTGATGAACTCCACCAGTTCGCTCAGCTTATAACTGTAATAGGTGTCGGAACCGACCCCGGACGGCAGGGAATAGAACTCCTTCAGGAAGGAGGGTTCGTCCATTTCCTGAAGATAAAGCCGCGAGACGAGCAGGAACTGTGCCGGTGTCAGTTCCTCCCATTTCTGGGGTACCCGACGGATTATCTCATGGCGGATTCCGAATCTACGGTATGCAATGCGAAGCTCCCTCATGTCCAGAATGTGCGTTTATGGTCATTGTCCCGGTCGTATATCTGCCTGGGATCACCCTCATAGAAATTCTCAAAGCAACTCCGTACCGTACGCAGCAGAACGGTCATGTACATGTCCGCATCCGCTTTCAGATTCTGGATCTGTACGGCGATACGCTCCGTATCGACGGGTCTCTTCTCCTCATTGCCCTTCTCGCCCGGCTGTACAGCGGTGAAGTACAGCCCCCGGTCCGTGACGCTACCCGTCTCCATCAGCAGCCGTCTGACCGCCATTGCCACAATGTAGCGGGAGCAGGAAAGGCGCAACCGCTCCACGCTCTTCCGGGCTTCTTCGTCTTCTGGGGGATTTACCAGCCCGTCAATCAGATGCTCATACAGCTTGTCACCGATGGCCGGCTGAAGGAGCATCTCCTCGGCAAACTTCAGGTGCGGCTGCAGGCGAAGGAAAACAATCCGGCTGCCATTGATAAAACAGACGTCATTGACATCCGCGGTACTGCGGACAATGGCCGATTTACGGTCCTGATAGGCCTGGGAGGACGCGAACTCCGGATATTCGGCTATATGGGCATACAGAAACTCAAGCAGCTCGTCGAGCGCATTGAACCCCTTGTTGCGCAGCGATGCCCGCAGGTTATCTTCCTGGTACTTGTACACCTGCTGGAATGATTCGCCGTTGTCGGATTTCTGACGTTGGAATCCCGCATCGGTGATACGCATGCTGATTTCATCGAAATCGTTCCAGAACGCCAGGTTCGCGTTCGCGCGTTTGCAAATCTCCAGCAGGCGGCTGTCCAGTTTCTCCCGTTCGGTTGCCCCTTCGGTATTCTGTTCCAATACATCCGGATTTGGACCGAATTCGTATATCTCGACTACTTCGCCTGCCATCGCATCGCCCAATAACGGTACGAGGTATTGTCGGAAAGCATTCCGAAGCGGTGCCTCCATCATGTCAAAGGAGATGGCGGTGTTCACCTTCATCACCGCTTTCAGCTCCTTGCCGTTGTTCCATTTTTTTGCACTGAATATCATTAGCTCAATGTTTTTTTGGTACCGCTGCCGGTATCGAGGGTTACTAAAACGGTATTGCGGAAACGCAGCTCGCATTCCGGCATGCCGTTCATTTTGATATAGAGTTCTATAGGGTCCAGGATATTCTGCCGGTCAATCCACGCGTTGGCAATGTTCACAAGGAAAGCCTCACGGATATTGGAACCGCCCTGGTTGCCGGCATAGGTGCCACCGGGCATACCTGCACCGAGCACATTCGGATTCACCATCAATGCAAACAGAATTTCCGAGTTGGCGGCTGCCGACACCGGAAGATTGTCACTGCCCTGGTATTTGTTCTCCAGCGGCTTGATTTTCCACTCCTCCTCAATCCTGCCGTTCATCTCATTCACGGCATAATGCGAGAAGATGGGCTTCTCCGCATTGTCCGGTCCGCAAAGGTTCTGCTCCACAGAATCCATGTACTTCTGTATGGCCGCCTCACGTTCCTTGGCAGAATAGTCCTTGGACGGGTATTTCTTCTCCCAGTAGGAATACG